TTGGTGGGTAACACAATTAATGAAAAGCAGGTACAAGAGGCTGAGAGCGAAATGTTTTTTGCAGAACAGGATAAGCCGGAAACTGTCACAGAATTCCATGAGGATATCTGGTATATGCTGTTGGATTATGTGATGGTATATGATAAAGAGGACATCCGATTTACCGTTAAAAATGTGACGGAGATCTAAGTGTAAAAGAGAATAGAAGGTCGAGGATTTTTTTCCCGTTGTCCAGGATGTTGTCCTGGGGAGCGGGGATTTTTTGTTTGTGAATGCCGGAGCGAGATAAGCATGGCTGTTTTTAAGATGCCTGGTATAATGAAAGAACAAGAGAAAAGAAAAATTTAATTGAGTGTCACCATTTGTACCCTATGTGTGTGATATATTGCCTATATTTCCAACCAGAGTCTTGTGATTACCAATGCGGAGATCCGGAACAAGCTGTCCCTTGGCAATGAGAGCCGGGGATGGTTTGATTTTATACCCAGGGCCAACGGGAACCTGTCCATCAAGTGGCGTGATCCGGTTGGATAACGATAGAATGATAGATTTTGTGAGGAAGGAGGGAGGAAAGTATGGCATCCAGCGGCAGTTTTTCCGGCTCCATCCACAGCGGGCATTATGTGCTGCGGGTGGACTGGACACAGACAAAAAATGTATCCGTAAATACCAGCACCATCACGGCGAAAGCCTATCTGGTCAATGACTGGAGCTTAAGTATCAACGCACGGTCTGATAATAAAGTGACGATTGACGGCACGGCACAGACTTATGCGTCCCCCGCCATCAGCAGTACGGGAACCCATCTGCTCGGCACGGTCACGCAGACGGTAAACCACGGCAGTGACGGAACTAAGAGCCTGGCCATGAGCGCGGTGTTCTATATCCGTGCGACTTTAAGCGGCACCTATTATGAGTCGATCACAGCCAGCGCCAATATTACGCTGGATTCCATTGCGCGGGCATCCACGGTTTCCGCCTCCAATGTGGAGATGGGGTCTGCGACCACGATTGCCATCAGCCGTGCCTCCTCTTCTTTTACCCACACGCTGACCTATGCCTTTGGCAGCGCCACGGGGACGATTGCCACAAAGACCACATCCACATCCGTGTCCTGGACGCCGCCCCTTATGCTGGCAGGCCAGATACCGAAGGCGGTGACGGGAACCGGCACGATTACCTGCACCACCTATAACGGAAATACGAGCATTGGGAGCAAGACCTGTACGTTGACACTGACCGTCCCGGCATCGGTAAAGCCTACGATCACCAGCCTGACAGCGGCCAGGGTGGATGGGGCGGTGCCAAGTACCTGGGGGATTTATGTGCAGACGAAGTCCAAAGCAACCCTCACCATCAATGGGGCAGCGGGAAGTTACGGCTCCACGATTTCTTCCTATTCCATTACGGGCGGCGGGTACACCAGCACGGCATCCAGTTTTACCACAGGGTTTCTGAATACTTCCGGCACGGTTACCTTTACGGCAACGGTGACGGATTCCAGGGGGCGTGTGTCAGCGGCGGCCACAGTGAGCATTTCCGTAGTGGCCTATTCCCCGCCGTCCTTTGCCAGCTACCTGTCACAGCGGTGCTTAAGCAGCGGGACAGCCAATGATGACGGGACATATATCCGGGGGCAGGTTTCTTACAGTTATACCTCGTGCAGCAGTAAGAACACCATTACACGTGCCACTTATTACAAAAAGGCATCGGATACTGCATGGACGAATGCCGGAGCTTCCTTTAGTTCCGGTACGGCATTTACCTTCGGCGGAGGAAACATCTCCACGAAGACATCCTATGACATCAAATATACTTTGACGGATGCCTTTACCACCATTGCCATCCAGGACATCGTATCTACGGCCGCCGTGGTCATGGATTTTAAGCGGGGAGGCAAAGGCGTAGCGGTTGGAAAGGTTTCGGAGGTGGACAACGCCTTTGAAGTTGCGGAGGATTGGGATGTCCGGGTGTACGGGAAACTCTTAAAAGATTATATCCAGTCCTTCATTAAGACGATGTATCCGGTGGGCAGTATCTATATGAGCGTCAATGCCACCAATCCCTCCGCCTACTTTGGGGGAACCTGGGTAGCCTGGGGCGCAGGGCGGGTTCCTGTGGGCATCAACACATCCGACGGCAACTTTAATACGGTGGAAAAGACGGGCGGTACGGCAACGGTGGCACTTTCTGCGGCGCAGATGCCGGCCCATACACACGGAGTCGGTACGCTGGCGGCAGCAAGTGCCGGAGCGCATACGCATATGATTTCCGGTGCAACAGCATTAGCAGGAAGCGGCAGCGCCCACAGCAACTTACAGCCGTATATCGTCTGTTATATGTGGAAACGGACGGCTTAGATAATTAAATAATAGGATTAATCAGGAAAACAGGCAGTTCACCTTCGCGGTGGCTGCCTTTTTCAATACAACATTTTTTAAGGAGGATTCCATTATGAAAGAGTTCTGGAACACGATTCAATTCATTTTTACAGCTGTCGGGGGCTGGCTTGGCTATTACCTTGGCGGTTGTGACGGCCTGCTGTATGCGCTGCTGGCCTTTGTGGTGGCGGACTATGTCACAGGAGTGATGTGTGCGGTCAGTGATAAAAAGCTGTCCAGCGAAGTGGGTTTTAAAGGCATCTGCCGGAAGGTGCTGATTTTTATCCTCGTGGGGATCGCCAACATTCTTGACGTACAGGTCATTGGCACCGGAAGCGTACTGAGGACTGCGGTCATTTTCTTTTATATTTCCAATGAAGGTCTGAGCCTGTTGGAAAACGCCGGACATCTGGGGCTGCCCATTCCGGAGAAGATGAAAGTGGTGCCGGCACAGCTCCATGACCGGGCAGAAGAAAACAATAAGGAGGAAGAATGAGTATGAGATTGGTACAGAGTATTTTGACAAAGAACCCCTGCTATACGGCAAGGAGAAAGATCACGGTCAAGGGGCTGATGCTCCATTCGGTGGGATGCCCGCAGCCCAAGGCATCGGTGTTCATTAACAGCTGGAACAGCCCGTCTTATAACAATGCCTGTGTGCATGTATTTATTGACGGCAACGATGGCACGGTGTACTAGACGCTTCCGTGGAACCACCGAGGCTGGCACTGCGGCTCCGGCAGTAAGGGAAGCGGCAACAATACCCATATCGGAGTGGAGATGTGTGAACCGTCGTGTATCAAGTACACAGGCGGTTCTTCTTTTACCTGCTCGGATAAAGCAACCGCAAGGGCAGTAGCAAAGCGGACCTATGAGTCGGCAGTAGAATTGTTTGCTATGCTTTGTAAGCAGTACAACTTAAACCCGACCGCCGATGGCGTCATTATCAGCCACAGGGAGGGACACAGCCGGGGGATCGCCAGCAACCACGGGGACCCGGAGCATCTGTGGAATGGGCTCGGCATGGGTTACACGATGGATGGATTCCGTAAAGCAGTGAAGGCGAAGATGAATGGCTCCAGCAACACAGATCATTCTGGTACTTCCGGCCTGCAGGCATCCGCCCTTAAAAATCTGTCCGAGGCAGATGTGATCGCCAAGGTAGGGCCGCTGTTTACCGCAGACCAGAAAGCAAGCGGTATTCTGGCATCAGTGTCTCTGGCACAGTTCATTCTGGAGAGCGGATATGGGAAGAGTGAACTGGCACAGAACGCCAACAACTGCTTTGGCATGAAGAAGTCACTCTCCGGGAATACCTGGGGCGGTTCTGCCTGGGACGGTACTTCCATCTACACCAAGAAAACGCAGGAATACGAGAATGGTGCGTATGTGACCGTGACAGCAGATTTCCGCAAATATCCGTCCGTTGAGAAATTCATTGCAGACCATTCCGATTATCTTTTGGGAGCGAAGAACGGGAGTAGGCTGCGCTATGATGGCCTGAAAGGGTGTACCGATTACAAGAAGGCGGTGCAGATCATTAAGGATGGCGGTTATGCCACTTCCCCAACCTATGTGGAGAACCTTTGCTCCATCATTGAGAAGTGGAAGCTGACACAGTATGATGCGGCAAATGCCGGGACTACGGAAGCCTGGTACCGTGTGCGTAAGACCTGGGCGGATGCAGCATCCCAGAAAGGTGCATTCCACAGCCTGGAGAATGCGAAGAAGTGTGCGGATGAGAATGCAGGGTATTCCGTGTTCGATGAATCCGGTAAGAATCTCTATACCGGAAAAAAGGCAGCCTTCCAGCCGTATCTGGTGAAGGTATCTGTTTCTGACCTGCGTATCCGCAAAGGCCCCGGTACGGATAAGGCTAAGACTAGGAAGTACACAGGGGAAGGCATCTTTACGATTGTAGAGGAAGCAGACGGTCTCGGCGCATCCAAGTGGGGGCTTTTGAAAGCGTACCAGAAGAACCGTGACGGATGGATTTCGCTTGATTTTGCACAGAGAGTATAAGGAAAAAGCACCATGTTTTTTGTTTCTGCCGACTGCATAGGATGTGGCCGGCAGAAACTGTACTTAGGGCAGGTTTCCTGTAAATGGTCAATATTCCCGTCTTTACATATCAGAAGGGAGTGTGTTTGGAATGGAAGAAAGAAAAGTGCAGGTTCTTAATGCGCCGGCGGCGGTGGCACCAGGAAGAAAGCAGTTTACGCAGGAAGAACTGCAGCGGGAATATGACTATATACGAGCGGAAAAACTGACCAGGAAACTGCTCGATCTTGGGCTGATTACTATAGAAGAATTTGACAAAATCATGGCGTTAAACCGGGAATCTTTCTCTCCGGCACTGGCAAGGATTATGCCCTGAAATGCTTGCTATAGAGGGGATTTGACGGTAACATGTCACATACCGGAAAGGAAGGTGAGTGGATGAAAAGGATAACAAAGATCGATAAGACAGAACCTCTTATTCCTAAAAAGCTCCGGGTGGCGGCTTACTGCAGGGTATCAACAGGAAGTGACGAACAGCTGGTAAGCCTGGAGGCACAAAAATCCCATTATGAGTCCTTCATAAAAGCAAATCCGGAATGGGAGTCTGCGGGAGTCTATTATGACGAAGGGATAACCGGAACCAAGAAAGAGAAAAGGACACAGCTGTTAAAGCTGATTTCAGACTGCGAAGCACACAAGGTTGATTTCATCGTTGTAAAGTCTATCAGCCGGTTCGCAAGGAATACAACGGATTGCCTGGAACTGGTGCGGAAACTGACGGACCTTGGCGTTTTCATCTATTTTGAAAAGGAAAATATCAATACCCAGTCTATGGAGAGCGAACTGATGCTTTCCATCCTGAGCAGCCTTGCGGCGAGCGAGTCCGTTTCAATTCCTGAAAACAGCAAATGGGGAGTCAAAAGAAGGTTCCAGAACGGCACGTTCAAGATTCCCTATCCGCCATACGGATATGATTATGTGGACGGGGGAATGGAGATCAACTAGGAGCAGGCAGAGACTGTAAAATATATTTTTGCACAGGTGCTATCTGGAATCGGTACACACCAGATAGCAGATGAACTGAATGCCAGGAAAGTGCCCACAAAAAAGGGTGGGAAATGGACGGCATCGACGGTCCGGGGTATGATTTATAACGAGAAGTATGTGGGGGATGTGATCTTCCAGAAAATCTATACGGACGAGCACTTTAACAGGCATACGAACTATGGGGAGAAAGACCAGTACCTGATGCAATGCCACCATGAACCGATCATCAGCCGTGAGGATTTTGAGGCTGCCGGGGCAGTCCTCAATCAGAGGCGACTGGAAAAGGGAATCACAAAAGGCAGCGGAAAATATCTGAACCGGTATCCGTTCTCCGGGAAAATTATCTGCTCGGAATGCGGCGGCAAGTTTAAGCGGAGGATACACAGCAAAAACGGCGGAAAGTATGTGGCATGGTGCTGCGGGAAACATATCGATGACGTCACAGCGTGTTCCATGAAATTCATCCGCAATGCGGATGTGGAGAAAGCCTTCGTGACGATGATGAACAAACTGGTTTATGGACGTAGGTTTGTGCTGAGGCCCCTGCTGGAAAGTCTGAGGGAGATGGACCAGTCGGACAGTTTCGGCATGATACAGGAATTGGAATTGAGGATGGAGAAAAATGCGGAGCAGAGACAGATACTCACCGGCCTGATGGCGAAGGGGTATCTGGAACCTGCTCTTTTTAATAAGGAAAACAACGAATTATTACAGGAAGCGGCGGAACTGGAGATGCAAAAGAACGGGCTTTCCCATTCTGTAAACGGGGAAATGGTAAAGACCGGGGAAGTGGAGGCACTTTTGAAATTTGCAGAGAAAGGGGAGATGCTCACAGCCTTTGACGGGGAACTTTTTGGACGGTTTGTGGAGCAGATCACCGTATACTCAAGAAACGGGATAGGATTCCAGATGAAATGCGGGCTTACGCTCAGGGAAAGGATGTGATGGGATGGGACATACACCATATGGATACCGGATTGAAGATGGTCGTGCAGTCATTGATGAGGAGCAGGCAGAAAGGGTTAGGAAACTGTATCGGGGTTATTTATCGGGGCTTGCCCTGATGCCGGCCGCAAAGCAGGCAGGGATTGAGACCTGGCATGGTTCTGCCAAACGGTTATTGCAGAACAGGCATTACCTCGGGGATGCGTATTACCCGGCGATTATTGACCGGGAGACGTTTGACAAGGCGGAGCAGGAACTAAAAAAACGGGCAGAAAAGCTGGGAAGGGTATGGGAACAAAAGGAAGAAGAAAAAGTCACCTATTCGGTGGATTTTTCCACAAAGCCGATGGAGAAGCAATATGAAGATCCATTTATGCAGGCAGAATATGCCTATAGCCTGATAGAAAGTGAGGGTTAGATATGGGGCAGATGGTTGGAAACCCGAAGGTTACCGTTATCCCTGCCAGACCGCGTATGGGGATTGGAAGGAAAAACGATGAAAGACAAAAGATCCGTGTGGCTGCTTACTGCCGTGTCTCTACGGACAGTGATGAGCAGGCCACAAGTTATGAAGCGCAGATTGAGCATTACACGGCATTTATCAAAAAGAATCCCGATTGGGAATTTGCCGGGATATTCGCGGATGATGGAATTTCCGGAACGGATACCCGGAAACGGGAAGAATTCAACCGAATGATCGAAGAGTGCATGAAAGGGAAAATCCAGATGGTCATTACAAAGTCCATCAGCCGTTTCGCAAGGAATACGCTGGACTGCCTGAAATATATCCGGCAACTGAAGGACAGGGGAATCCCCGTGTTTTTTGAAAAAGAAAACATCAACACGATGGATGCGAAGGGCGAAGTTATGTTGACCATTATGGCGTCTTTGGCACAGCAGGAAAGCGAGTCATTGAGCCAGAACGTGAAGATAGGCCTACAGTACCGTTACCAGCAGGGGCTTGTACAGGTCAACCACAACCGTTTCCTCGGATATACGAAAGACGCTGAGGGGCATCTGGTTATTAAGCCGGAAGAAGCAGAAGTAGTCAAGAGAATCTACCGGGAATACCTGGAGGGCGCAAGCCTTTTGCAGATAGGGAAGGGATTGGAGGCGGACGGCATCCTTACCGGGGCAGGAAAGAAAAAATGGAGGCCGGAGACCATAAAGAAAATCCTGCAGAATGAAAAATATATCGGGGATGCGCTGCTTGCAAAAACATATACGGTGGATTTTCTCACGAAAAAACGGGTAAAGAACAACGGGATTGTACCGCAGTATTATGTGGAGAACAGCCATGAGCCGATCGTTCCCCGTGACCTTTATATGCAGGTGCAGGAAGAAATGGTACGGCGGGCAAATCTGCACAGTGGGGAAAACAGGAAGAAAAGGGTTTACAGCAGTAAATATGCGTTATCCAGCATTGTTTACTGCCCGAAATGCGGTGAAATTTACCGAAGAATTGCGTGGAACAACAGAGGAAAGCGCTCCACAGTGTGGCGGTGCTGCACCCGCGTGGAACACGGACCGGAAGGATGTGATGCGTAGACGATCCATGAGTCAGAGTTACAGGAGGTGGTGGCAAGGGCAATCAATGACCTGTTAGGCGGAAGAGATACTTTCCTGCCCATCCTGCAGGCGAATATCCTTCAGGTACTTGAGAATAACAGCAGCGGAAAGATTGCAGAGATTGACCACAGGTTGGTGGAACAACAGCAGAAACTAGTGAAACTGGCAAATGGAAAGAAAGATTACAACGCTGTAGCTGACGAAATCCACAGCCTCCGGGAGCAGAGGCAGAAGGTGCTGGCACAGGACGCGGAGCATGACGGGCAGAAAAAGCATATCGAAGAGTTGAAAGCATTCCTGGAGGAACAGAAGGATATACCGATAGAGTATGATGAACAGCTGGTCAGGCGGCTAGTGGAAAAGGTAACCGTTTTTGATGAGAAGATAGCAGTGAAATTTAAGTCTGGTGTGGAGATAGAAGTGGATAGATAGGTATGGCATGGGGCATCCTGCAGGTTCAGATGAGCTTGTGGGATGCCTTTTTTTCGTGGGAAAATTAGTGCGTATATCGAGGGATAGTGGATTGTATTTAGCAACCATATGGTTTATAATGGAAATGTCTGGAGGAGTGAAAATGACAACATCTGATATGATTCGGGAACTTTGTGAAAAAATGAATATCAGCATCTCAGAGCTTGCTCGTAGGATTGGGCAGTCGCCGCAGAATTTTAATAAGAAGTTGCAACGAGGGACTGTTAAAGCAGAAGAAATGATGGAGATTGCGGATGCGTTGGGAATTACGTTTGAGCAGAGCTTTATGTTGCCGGATGGAGAAAAAGTAGGTTTATTTTGAATGATATATCTTTTTTACGGTGAGATAAGGCACGGAGGAGGAAAAAGCTGTGGCAAAAAGTAGGCGGGCAAATGCTGTTGTGTTTGGATTTGATTTTCAGGTAAATGCAGCAATTGTACTTATGATTGAAAATATTGAGGATTTGAAATCTTTACGCTTAGAGGGCAACTATGAAGATATCGAAATAGAGTTAGAAAATAATCAATACATTTTGGCACAAGCTAAAGCAGTGGAGCGAAGTAGTTCAGATTTCCGAAATGTCCGAAAAAATTTGGAGAAATCTCTTATTTCTTTATCAGAGGGAAATCAGAAAGTTGATGCACAGCGATTGATATTAATTACTAATTCGCCCAATCCTTTGAATGAAGAAGCCTCTAGAAGTATATTTTGGGGAGATGCTCACCGTGAGTTTTTGTCTTTACCTGAGTCTTCACAGGAGTTGATTAGACGTTATTTGGATAATATAAATCAGCCATTAGATACTGATAAATTTATGATTCAAATATTACCTTTTGAAACAGATAATGATATAGAAAGATATGCTTATATAGTTATTGCAATTATTGGTATTCTATACCGTATTCAAATCAATTGAATCTTTAGGTGGAAGTATTAATAGTGATTTGTCTGTGAAAATTAGAGATGATATTGTTAGATTTCGTATGGTTGAGAGTCAAGACCAAGTAAAGCATGAAATGACTAAGCAAGAGGCACAGGAGCTCGTAAAGTATAATGATGATATCAAAAATCATAGATGGGCTTCAAAACCGCAAATTAGAAAATATGACAAGGTATATAATGGTAAACTTCGTATTGAGTTTGGGGAGCGAAGCTACATTAGAGATAACGATTCTGAAAAATTAGAAGATAGACTGGGTGATATTTTGGTTACCCTGTATGAGAAGGCAGAAGAGAATAGAATTGTACGAGAAGCACGTGAAGAGGCAGAACGTAAGAGAGTTGAAGAAGCGAGATGTAGAGAAGAAAATAGACAAAGAAAAGAACAAGAAATTCGTCTTGTAAAAGAACTTGTAAACAAAGCTGAAGACTATAGAATTGCAAAGGAAATAAGAGAATATATTCAGGCTATGATAGATAGTGGAAATGAAGATATTACTCCAGAATGGATTGAATGGGCGCTGAAGAAAGCTGACTGGTATGATCCGTCTATAGAGACTGAGGATGAATATCTGGGAAAACGTCAGCATGAAAAAAGTGCTGAAGAAAAGGAAAAATCTTTGCAAGACAGTATCAGAAAGAGCTGGTATTGGTAAAAATGAATGGAGGCAATTTGATGGATAAAGATCCTTTTAAAGAGTATATAAGGCAATCAGAACCAAGTAAAAGAGACAAAGGTTACGCCTGGCATACAGCTATCGGACTTCAAGCAGTGGATGGATTAAAGCCTTCGAAGTATTTGATTGATACTGCAATAAAGAATATTGAAGGTGATATTTCGATTGATGAAGCGCAGGAACTTCTAAATACGTATTATGAAGAAAATCCAAAAGCAGATACAGACGACCGTACGGAAGAGGCCGACAAAGTTGCTGTTAGAATTGCAAAAATTTTATCGGAGAAAGCATTTAGTTTTACTCCGAATGAGTATATCTCTATTCATAAAAAGTTGTTTGCTGGGATTTATGGACATGCAGGAAAACTGAGAGATTATAATATTACAAAAAAGGAATGGGTGCTGAATGGAGCAACGGTTCTTTATGGAAGTGCATCAGAACTTCGCGCAACCTTGGACTATGATTTTGCAGAGGAAAAGAAGTTTAGTTATAAAAACTTGAGCATGGAAGAAATTATTCACCACCTGGCGTTTTTTGTATCAAGATTATGGCAGATACATGTATTCGGAGAGGGAAACACACGAACTACGGCAGTATTTTTTATTAAGTATCTTAGAACACTTGGATTTGATGCAACTAACGACATTTTTGCGGAGAATGCATGGTATTTTAGAAATGCACTTGTTAGGGCCAATTATAACGATTTGAAAAATGGTGTTCATGAAACAACCGAGTATTTGGAATTGTTTTTAAGAAATTTATTGTTGGATGAGAAGAATGAACTTCATAATCGTACGATGCACATTAGTGGAAGGTTTGCAGAAGTGGACATTGAAAGAGTAAAAGTGGACATTAAGAGTGGAGAAGTGGACATTGAAAGCACAAAAGTGGACATTCGAAATAAATTACTTTCTTTCTCAGATACGATTTCAGAAAAAACAATAAATCATACAGTAGAAATATTTTCAAAATGTGGAAAAGAAAATTGTTTCGGAAGAACGATAGTTGAAGAAATTACTGGATTAAAGCCATCAAGAGCTTCCAAGTTAATAAAACTGTTGGTTGATAGTGAGGTAATCGTACCTGTAACAGGACATGGAAAAGGAAAATATCGGTTTCAATAAAAGTGAACATTGAAAGGGTGTTAATGCCATTCGCAAAAATGCCCAAAACAAATCGGCGTACTGATATATTACCAAATATGGTAGCAGTATTTAGAATAATTTTGTATTATAAAAGTGTTACAAAATATCGGCGTACCCGCCACACGTTTACAAAGTCAAACGGTCTGTACGCCATGTCTTAACCTTATGATTGCAGATATTAGCAACCTGTCAAAGGGTGTAAAAACTCAGTAACTATGCGGGTTCGCGTACTGTTAAAGCAGTGAAAAACGACACCGCATGTGGAGACGGTAGTACTGCTTTCCCACAAAAAGCCAGACGGACATATCAACGTAAAAGTTGAGTTTGGCGAGGGTGAGGGAAAAGTTCCACTTGATAATATTGCTAAAAGAGCGGAAAGCTATAAGTCCAAAGAACGAGTGACCTACAAAATGATAAAGGAGTACATAGAAGCTAAATACGGCTTCAAAGTACATACCGCATATATTGCAGAGGTAAAGAGAGATTTAGGCTTGCCGATGTACGATGCTCCTAATGCGGTAGAGAAATTGAAACAGCCGAGGAAGCATCCAACTCCAGAGAAGGTTGAAGCAATAAAGGATGCATTGAAGCATTTTGAAGTGATTTAATAATGATGAGCGTATCATTAAAATAGTGGTACGCTTTTCTTTAAAATATTTGGGAAGCAATATATAAGTGCTGAATATGCTTGAAAGGAGCATTCCTGTAATTCATTAAAAGCGCCAATTGAATAAAAAAGAACCTCAAGGTATGATTGAGTTGCATCTTGGCGGATGTAAACAAAACAATCAAGCACTGGAGGTTCCAAATGAATTATACACAGAATGAAAAGATTGAGCAAGTAACAGATTCAACAATGGTTGTCGGAGTTGATATAGGAAGCCAGATACATTATGCAAGAGCTTTTGATAACAGAGGACGCGAACTTACAAAACGTATTTTTTCTTTTCATAACGATCTGGAAGGGTTCAATTCTTTCAACCTTTGGGCAGAGACACTTAAGACTGAGAATAAAAAGACTGCAGTTCTGATCGGCTGCGAGCCAACAGGTCATTACTGGTTTGCGTTTGCGAAGTATGTAAATGATCATCAGAAAAGATTAGTAATGGTCAATCCATTCTCGGTTAAGAAGATCAAGGAACTTGATGATAACAGTCCAAAGAAAACAGATTCAAAAGATCCAAAAACAATCGCAAAACTAGTTGTGGATGGGAGATATTCAATCTCATACATGCCAGAAGGCATTTATGCCGAAATAAGAGACCTGGTATACAGCCGTGAGCCTATATGGATAATCTGA